ATCTTCCATGCTTGAGGGGTCCAGGCCTGTCTGGGTTTCCAAACTAGTATATCGAGACCGAAATGCGGTTAGAACCAAACCAATGGCGCCTAAACCGATTAGGGCATACTTGTATTGAAACCGCCGGGTAAATGTCTGGACGACGTCCTTCAATTCCAAGATTCGCTCACGAATCATATTTCTATAAGTGCGAATTGTGACACATGTAAACCAATACATCAAAGGAAATGCGGATAAAATCCACAAAACCGAGCAATATGGAATGCCGTAGCACAAAACCAACATCATCATAAAAATGAAACTGTTGCCAGTAATCAAAGATGACCTGATATCAGCTCGCCAAAAGAAAAGACACATGTTCAGTACTCGCGGATGGCATATGAATCTCTCAGGTAGAAAATCAATTCTATTCCAATGTTCACATACCACATTCGCTTGTAGCATCGCTTGTGATGATCCAGTAGCGTAGTAATCTTGAATAATTCTTGCTTTTGCAGTTAGGAAGTCACGAGAATTGCACAACAAAGACCGCAACTCACCTGATTCTGGTAAAAGGACAGGGTTAGGGCAGGGGGCACATGTAGGGCAATCACAATAATTCATTCCACAGGAAAGACAAGGAGTAGGTAAGCCTTCTTGGGACTTAAGCATCGCTGCTTCAGCCGAGAAGTGCAATTTCGACATGACCTGAACCCATTTCAGGTATTCGTGCACGGAAACATCTTCCATTGTTTTTCCTTCAAAAGAAACTGGGACGAAATTATGGGGGTTGACAGAACGCAAGTTTTGCGCTTCATATGATCGAATCGTCAACTTCCAAATATCGGGGCAAGCTATATTACCAAAGACTTTGGTGATCTTCTCAGTGTTCAAAATACCTTTGTCACAATATTCCGGTTTAGGCACCACTTTTACATGGTACATACGTCGTAATATGGACTCTGGTTCATTCGAATATTTCTGGGCATTCAAGTGTTCAACATTTGTAGACACAACGCAAAAATAAGGATTCAGAGAAACTTTACCTTTTAAGAAAACATCTGCCATGGGAGCCAAATATTTTATGTTGTTAATAACTTGAATGAGACGATAGGCGGGAGAGAAATCCATGAAATCTTCCTTGGTGTTCGCAAAATCGTCAAAGATAATAGCATTAATATGGGATCGCACAGCCGAAGCAAACTTGTCATTGTCTGCCCAAGTGGCAATGCGATCTTTCGCGGCACTGAGACCATTATAGGTTAGGCCAGCATTGATAGTCAAGCTAGTCAAGCTGGATTTACCACAACCGGATTGCCCAAAAAGACACACTGCAAATGGTGCGATACGAAGACCGCCCCGAGTGCGTAACTGGGTAAATTCGGTGTAATAGTCTCGAAGTCTATCCATTCTATCGGAAATATATTTGCGTTCAAAGGTCTGAGACCTCTTAATGCTAGCTAACAACTCTTCACCAATCTCAATAGCTGAACGCAGCTTGAGATCATAATCATTGTCATCTATTTCCGTATATTCGCGCAAATTCCCGGCTAAGGCGTACCCATGCCAAGAACGAATATTGTTATACGATTCATCAAAAGAACTGATTTTATCGTCTTCCATAAAGAATGCAGAAACTTCACCAGTCTGGAACACTCTCCAACCACCTTTCATAAAACCTGAAACGGCTTCATAAAAGGCTTCGAAAACATCACCGGCAGCAAGCTGCCGCTTCGACACAATAGGATTGAACAGAGCAACATTCCCCATCTTGAAGGTGAGGTCAGCTGTTGAGCACATTCCTGCCGAAACAATAATGTTAACCAAATGGGTAAACTTCTTCGCTACGTCAGACTCGCGAAAAGTTTTCCAATTAGAAAATGCGGATTCCATGGAACCATGCCATGTAACCTTAGGTTCGAC